GTCGGATTGGATAGAAGCGGAACGGCAAAGACAGATCAAGAAGTGGGAAGCGCAGAATCGGAGATAAAGAATGTCTAACTCACTTCTTACTATTGATATGATTACTCGCAAGGCTCTTGAGATCCTTGAGAATAATCTTGTCCTGACCCGCACTGTCAATCGTCAGTACGACGACTCTTTCTCTGTTGAAGGCGCTAAGATCGGCTCGACCCTGCGCATCCGTCTGCCCGACCGCGCTCTGGTCACGGACGGTGCTGCCCTCCAGGTGCAGGACGATAACGAGCAGTACACGACCCTGACCGTTTCGTCGCAGAAGCACATCGGCGTGAACTTCACGACCGCCGAACTGACGATGCAGTTGGATGACTTCGCGGAACGCGTGCTGAAGCCGCGTATTTCGCAGCTCGCCTCCAGCATCGACGCCGACGTCGCCAATAGCTTCAAATATATTGGCAACTCGGTCGGCACGCCCGGCACGACCCCGGCCACCTCGCTCGTTCTGTTGCAGGCGCAGCAGAAGCTGAACGAGAACGCCGCCGTCATGTCGCCGCGCTATGCGACGGTCAATCCGGCTGCTAACGCGTCGCTGATCGAAGGCATGAAGGGCTTGTTCAACCCTGTTTCGGCTATCTCGAAGCAGTTTAAGAACGGCATCTTCGGCGAAGGCATCCTCGGCTATGAAGAGCTGAATATGTCGCAGTCGATCAAGTCGTTTACGACTGGCTCGCGCACGGGCACGCTGACGGTTAATGCTTCGGTTACTACTGAAGGTGCGACCGCCATTGTCATCACGGGGCTTGGCTCGACGATTGTTAAGGCCGGCGACGTGTTCACGGTTCAGGACTGCTATGCCGTCAATCCGCAGACCCGCGAGTCGACCGGTTCGCTGTTCCAGTTCGTTGCGCTGGCTGACGTTACGGCGTCCACCACGGCTTCGGTCACTGTTGCGGCCATGTATTCGGCTTCGCAGGCTCTTGCGACGGTCGACGCTCTGCCGGTTTCCGGCAAGACCGTTACCTTCCTTGGCTCGCCGTCGACGCAGTATGCTCAGAACCTGATCTACCACAAGGACGCCATCGCGTTCGCCACGGCCGATCTCCTGCTCCCGCAGGGCGTCGACATGGCTTCGCGTCAGGTCCACAATGGTATCAGCCTGCGCGTTGTGCGTCAGTATGACATCAATAACGACCGCCTGCCGTGCCGTATTGACGTTCTGTATGGCTACAGCGTCATTCGTCCGCAGATGGCCGTTCGTATGTGGGGCTAATTAAGTGGCGGCCTTCGGGCCGCCCTTTTCTTCAGACAAGGAGTATAAATCATGGCTCTTCCGAAAATTGGTGATGGTGAGCAGATCGGCGATGGCAACGTCAATGAAACGCTTAATGTCGGCCGCCCTACGCAGCCGGTGTCTCTCGGCGGCGCGTCCGGTTCGATTGGCTTTTTCGGCGTCACGGCAACGACCCGGCCGGCGAGTGCTTCGCAGGCGGCTCTGACTCTGACGACGGCGACGGCCGCCGGTTACGGCTTCACAACCTCCACGGCGTTCAGCGCCGCTGTGGCGCAGCTTGAAAACATCCGCGCGTCGCTTGTGTCGCTTGGCCTGCTTAAAGGCTCTGCCTAATTGAAAGGACTTAGATATGCCCGGTAAAGCACTCGGCGTAGCGATGTCCGTTTTGGGTGAATCCACGACGGACCCCGTTGGCTTCTATGGAACTAACGGCATCGCGCAGCGCGCCAGCGCAGATCAGGCAGCTCTTACTCTGACGACCGCGACGACTGGCGGTGTTGGCTATTCCACGGCGACCGCCTTTAGCGCGGCGGTTGCTCAGTTGGAAGAGATCCGCGCCACACTTGTCGCTCTAGGTCTGATGAAAGGCTCTGCGTGATAGCGCCTGAATCAAACGGGAAGGGGGAAACCCCTTTCCGTATCGACTTTATTGGCGTTCAAGAGCAGTCTTTCGCGGACTTGCACGCCAATATTCTAGCCAATGTAGCGTGTCCGCATATCGAGCCTTGCGGACTACATGGTCGGCCATTAGCCATCATTGGCGGCGGTCCGTCGATCCTCGACCATGTAGAGACGTTTAAAACGTGGCCGGGAGACATCTGGGCCATAAACCGAACGTCGTCTTGGCTTGCGGAACACGGCATAAAGGCTACGTTAGTCAGCGTCGACGCAGAAACAAATTTAGAGCATTGGCCTGACCCCAGCACGGTCAAAGACAGCCTTTTCTCTTCGTGGTGCCATCCTAGCATTGTTGCGCGGTATCCATCGCCTCGGCTCTTTCACATGCAACCTGTTGTTAAGTCTGGCTTATTTGGCGGTTCTACAACTGCCGCTAGTATGCCGGTTCTTTCCGGTATTTTGGGCTACAAAGACGTCACATATTTTGGCTGTGAAAGCTCGTTTATTGATAGGGATCATGCTTATTTAAATGAGAACCGTGAGCATCAGCTTATCGTCCGCGCCGCCGGCGTCGATTATCGAACGACTCCCCCGTTTCTTGTTCAGGCTCAAGAACTGGCAAACATTCTGCGCGAATTTCCGCAGGTTTATAAAGAACAGTCCGGCGGCCTTTTGCGGGCGTTAATCGCCCATGATGACTGGTCTATCGCCGCCGTATCAAAAGCGTTAAAAGAGCATTTAGAAGACGTAAACGGCAAAGACGGCCTTTACGAAGATAAATATGAATGGAGCCCAAATGGCGGTAATATATTTGCGTCATAAGCATCATGGCGTTAAGATCGCCACGCTAGATTTAGAAGCCGAAGCCGACGAAGAAAACGGCTGGGAAAGGTTCGATCCGAATGACGACAGCGTACGATCAGATCAACGGGGCGCTGAGACTTCTGGGCGTCCTCGCAGAAGGCGAAACGCCTTCAGCGGAGACGGCGCAGGACGCGCTGATGGCGCTGAACCAGATGATCGACTCGTGGAACACGGAGCGTCTGGCGGTCTTTTCGACGCAGGATCAAACATTTCTGTGGCCGTCCGGCGAACTTAACCGGACGCTCGGCCCTACGGGTAATTTCGTCGGCAATCGACCTGTTCTGCTGGATGATGCGACTTATTTTCGTGACCCGCAGACCAATGTGTCCTACGGCATAAAATTCATTAATCAGCAGCAGTATGACGGTATCGCCGTCAAGACTGTCACGTCGACCTATCCGCAGGTCATATTCGTCAACAATACGTTTCCCGACATTGATATGTATGTCTACCCCAAGCCGCTTCGCGAGCTAGAGTGGCATTTCATTTCGGTCGAGGAGCTATCGCAGCCGGCGCTTTTGTCGACATCGCTGACTTTTCCGCCGGGCTATCTTCGTGCTTTTCGTTATAATTTGGCTTGTGAAATGGCCCCGGAATTTGGCGTCGAGCCGTCCGCGCAAGTGCAGCGGATCGCGATGTATAGCAAGCGCAATCTGAAGCGCATTAATAACCCTGACGACATCATGGCGTTGCCTTACAGCATCGTTGGCACTCGTCAGCGCTACAATATATACGCTGGAAATTACTAATGAAGACGCCGATCTTAGGCTCGTCTTATGTCCTGCGCAGTCCTAACGCGGCTGATAGCCGCATGGTCAATCTTTACCCAGAGATTGTACCGGAAGGAGGCAAGGAGGCTGCATGGCTTCAACGCGCTCCAGGATTGCGCGAACTTACGGTATTCCCCGGCGGCCCTGTTCGGGGACTTTGGCAATACGGCGATTATGGTTACGCTGTTTCCGGCACAAAACTATATCGAATTGATTCTAATTGGATTTATACCGATTTAGGCGACGTTGTAGGTTCCGGTCCTGTTAATATGGTCGACAATGGCACGCAGCTATTCATAGCGGCTGGTGCGCACGGATATATCTACAATAACACTAACGTATCATTAAGCTGCGACACGACTAATGGTGACGCTACCGTCACGACTGCTGACACATCGCTGATTTGGGTCGGGCTTCCGGTGACCGGATCTGGAATCCCTGACGGCACAACAGTCCTTAGCATTACGGACGGCACTACATTCGAGCTATCAGCTAACGCAACTGCCACGGCTACCGTCGACTTAACTTTTTCTCCGCTTTTTAGCGAGATTACCGATCCAGATTTTCCTGGGGCGATTGGTGTCGGATTTATCGACGGCTATTTTGTCTTTAGCGAACCTAACAGCCAACGATTTTGGGTGACTGAATCCTATAATGGTTTGTCTGTTGATGCTTTGGCGTTCGCCAGCGCCGAGGGTTCGCCCGATAATCTCGTCACGCTAATTGTCGATCATCGGGAAATCTGGCTGTTTGGCGTTAATTCGGTTGAGGTTTGGTATGACGCCGGAACTCCAGATTTTCCGCTTGGGCGCATTCAAGGCGCGTTTAACGAAATCGGCTGTCTAGCTGCTTATTCGGTCGCCAAACTTGACAATGGTTTGTTTTGGCTAGGTCGCGACGCGCGCGGTAACGGCATCGTTTACCGCTCGAAAGGCTATTCCGGCGAACGTATTTCTACGCACGCCGTTGAATGGCAGATTCAACAATATTCGACGCTTGCTGACGCTGTGGCGTATACATATCAGCAGGATGGCCATAGCTTCTATGTGCTGAACTTCCCGACCGCCAACACGACATGGGTGTATGACGTGTCTACTGGCGTCTGGCACGAGCGCGCCGGCTGGGAAAATAGCGCATTTACGCGGCATCGCGGCAATTGCCAAATGAACTTTAACAATGAAATTGTCATCGGCGATTATGTCGGCGGAGGTATTTACGCTTACGATTCAACAATTTACACCGAAGCCGGGTCGATTATGAAATGGCTTCGGTCTTGGCGGGCGCTTCCGGCAGGACAAAACAACTTAAAGCGCACTGCGCAGCATAGCCTTCAGCTTGACTGCGAAACCGGCGTGGGGTTGGAAGGCGAAGATTATTTTTACCTAGAGCGAAAACATTTAGCGACAGAAGCATTAGATTGGTTAATTACTGAAAACGGCGATTATATTATCACGCAAGCTGGAGAATTAGCCGTCGGCGTTAATCCTCAAGTCATGCTTAGATGGTCCGATGATGGGGGCCATAACTGGTCAAATGAACATTGGAAATCTATGGGCAAAATCGGTCAATTTGGCTACCGCACAATTTGGCGGCGGCTTGGAATGACACTAAAACTTCGTGATCGCGTGTATGAGGTGTCAGGCACTGATCCGGTTAAAATCGCCATTATGGGCGCTGAACTCATAATGGACCCGACCAATGCCTGATAACAATACGCTCATTCCGGCAGCGCGTGTTCCAATCTGGGACAAAATAACGGATTATGTAACCCGCGAATGGTATCGTTGGTTCTATAATATCTATGTGTCCGTTGAAAATGGCCGTCGGTATGGGTCATATTACGATACGACGACGCAGACTGCGGCGGCGGCTAATACCGCCTACGCAATGAAATTGAATAGCGTCGCCAGTAAAATTAACGATGGCCCGCTGCAATACGGTGTTTATATAGGCACGCCAAATTCGCGTGTTTATGTAGACAATACAGGAACTTACAATATACAGTTTTCGGCGCAATTCATTAGCACTAACGCCAGCTCTAAAGGTGTTCATATATGGCTAAGTGTAAACGGAACGTCGGTGCCGGATTCAGCGACCAAAATTACATTATCGGGGTCTAGTAACGCCTATGTCGCGGCGTGGAATTTCGTGGTAAGTCTAACCGCAGGCGATTATTTTGAGCTATATTGGGAAACGACAAATACGAACGTCTCAATATTAGCCACTACTGCGTCGGGGAATATCCCCGCCATTCCTTCGGTCATTCTGACCGTTACAAGTCTAGTAGGTGGATAAATGGCTGTCATTACTCCGATCCCTAAAACGCAATTTATTGGCGCTGACGGTTCGCCATTGGTCGGGGGTAAGGTTTATACTTATGCTGCCGGCACAACATCGCCACAAGCCACATATACGGACTCGGCTGGGTCTACGCCGAACACTAACCCAATTATTCTCGATTCGCGGGGGGAGGCTAATATTTGGCTTGGGGAAGCCGCGTATAAATTTAAGTTGACCGATGCCGATGATGTCGAAATATGGGTCGTTGATTACATAGCCGCTCCAACGACGGCAGTATCTCCAGTTTTAACTGGTAACGTCACCATATCAACAAACTCATCGTCACCGGCGCTTAAAATAACGCAGACCGGCACGGGCGATGTTTTGCGCGTTCAAGACAGCACCGATCCTGATCTAACGCCGTTCGTAATCACTTCTTCAGGAGCGGTTGGCATAGGAACTGTCGCGCCGACGGAAGCACTTGACATAGATGATAATGGGCGTATTCAGCTTTCGTCTAATGGAACTTCACGGACACTTATATCTGCCGACGCCACTAACTCTACTTTTGACGTTAAAGATGCGCGCAACTGTGTCGTAAAAACTAACGGCGTTACACGCCTTACTATCGCCAGCACAGGAACATCGACATTTAGCAGCCCTATCAATGTCACCGGAAATAGCTCTATTACCGGGACATTTGGCATTAGCGGGGCGTTAACCGTATCTTCGGGCGGCGCGTCTATTACCGGAAATAGCTCCGTTAGTGGAACGCTTGGCGTTAGCAATTTATTAACCGCGTCTAATGGTTTCACAGTCACGGCTGGCGGCGCATCTATTACGGGCAATAGTTCTGTCGCGGGGACTTTTGGCGCTTCTGGCATCATCTCAGCAAATAACGGAATTTCCGTATCAAATGGGCTAACTGTTGCTACTGGCGGCGCTGCCATTACAGGAAATAGCACTGTTACAGGCACGTTTACCGCTAGTAGCACTTTAACGGCGTCTAACGGATTAACAGTTTCTGCCGGCGGCGCGACGATTACTGGTAATAGCTCCGTTAGTGGAACGCTTACCGCGACATCTTTCTCCGGCCCTTGGGTCAATATTCCGGCCGGCACCGCCATGCTGTTCGCGCAGACGGCCGCTCCAACTGGGTGGACTAAATCAACAAGCCATAATAACAAAGCGCTTCGCGTTGTTTCTGGCACCGCGTCGTCAGGCGGTTCTGTCGCGTTTACAACGGCGTTTACATCTCAAGCTGTTAGCGGCACAGTTGGCAGTTATACGCTTACGACGGCCGATATTCCGTCGCACACGCATACGGCGACAGTATCTGACCCAGGCCATTTTCATGCAGTTACTGTAGGTGGTGCGGCAGGTTCTGGCTATGCGTCTCTTACGCAAAGCACAAACACCACGCAAAATACCGAAACTAAAACGACCGGTATTACGGTCAGCAATAGCAGCACGGGCGGCGGCGGCGGTCATAGTCATAGCTTTACTGGCACGGCTATAGATCTTACTGTGCAATATGTGGATGTTATTATAGCGACGAAAGACTAATGGAACTTAAAAACGGAACCTTTTGCCCTTTGGTTAAAAAGGACTGCCTGCAACTTAAATGCGCGTGGTTCACGCTGCTTCGCGGCGTTAATCCGAACACGGGCAAGGAAATTGACGAATGGATGTGCGCCATCACGGCCATGCCCATGCTTCAAATTGAGGTCGCCAAAGAAGTCCGGCAGGGCGCGGCCGCGACTGAGTCTTTCCGTAATGAAGTGGTTGCTATATCATCTCAACCCGTAACGCCCATGATCGGCAGGAACTAAGCTATGGCTTTACCATTATTTGCGGCGCTTATGGGTGGTCAAGCGCTGGGTAGCATTGCCAGCGGATTTTTTGGCTCGCAGGCCGCAGGAAAAGCTTCTGCCGCGCAGTCTCAGGCTGCTACTCTATCGGCGCTCATTCAGGCGCAACAGGCCGAACAGGCTCGTCAGGACATCCTTCGCGGTCAAGGCCAAGCGGCGCAGGCGATCACGGGCGCGCAGGCTCCGACACTGGAGTCGCTGCGCACGTCGTCGCAGCAGGCGCAGGATCTTCTTCGTGGCGGCACGACCGCCGCTTCGGCCGAACTTGAAGCGGCACGCGCAGCCGCCATTAATCCGTTGCTTCAGGCGCAGACCGCACAGCAACAGGCACTTTACGGCGGCGCGGGCGGTCAGATTGGTGCGCTGACGGGCGGCGCTCAGCAAGCCGCTAACGCTATTCAGATGGGCATGGGGCAAGGTGCCGGCGCGCTACAGCGCGGCACAGGGCAGGCTATGCGGGCTATCCAGCAGGGCACACGTCAGGGTGTCGGCGCTCTTGGCGGTGCGTATGGCGCGCAGGCCGGCTATCAGCTTCCGTATTACAACACCGGAACGGCCGCACAGAATACTATGGCCGCTTTATATGGTGTTGGCGGCGACCCTAACGCGCCGGGTTACGGCTCGTTTATGCAGCAGCCGACGCTTGCACAGTTGGAAATGGACCCAGGCTACGCCTTCCGATTTGGCGAAGGCCAGCGGGCTATGCAAGCGGCGTCTGGCGCGTCTGGTATGCGCGGGTCTGGCGCGGCTTTGAAAGCCGCAACGCGTTATGGTCAGGAAGCCGGAAGCCAAGAATACGCCAACGCGTATAACCGTTTCATGGCTAACCGTCAGGCGGTGGCTGCGGGCCTTCAGGGTCTTGCTGGCGCTGGTCAGGGCGCAGCTAACGTCATGTCGCAGGCCGCCGGCAATCTGGGCACGGGCGTCGCGGGGCTTTATGGCTCTCAGGGCCAGAACGTCGCCAATCTTCAGGCCGCGCAGGGCCAGAACCTTGCCAATATCTTTGGAACGGGCGCAGGTAGCTTAGCCAATATTTATGGCGCGCAGGGCCAGAACGTCGCTAACGTCTATGGCGCGCTTGCGCCGAACTTGGCGAACATCTACGGCACGACCGGCCAGAACGTCAGCAACATACAGTCCGCCACAGGCCAGAACCTTGCGAACCTTCAGGCGCAGCAAGGCGCTAATCTGGCGTCTAATGTGCTGGGCACCGGCCAGAACGTCGCCAATGTCTACTCTGGCACCGGCACCAATCTGGCGAATGTCTACACGGGCACCGCTCCGCAGCTCGCCAATATTTCGCTTGGCACCGGACAAGCGCTTGGCACGGGTCTGGAGAACGCCGCGCAGGCGCGTGCGACCGGCTACATGGGCGGCGCGACCGCGCTCAGTCAGGCGCTTCAAGGCGTGGCGGCGGCTCCGATGAATGCTATGTTAGCTGGGCGCATGTATAACAGCCCTACGGCGTTTAATAGAAACGCCGGTATGAATTACGGCCCGCAACAAGAAACCGGATGGTTCTTCTAATGCCTGTTCGCTACGACATCGCCGCTATGGTGCCGCAAGTTAGTGGTGGCGCTACAATCGACCCGGTCAATTTCATGGCGCAAATCCGTCAGCAAGAAATGGCTGACGCGCAGATGCAGCAAATGGCGTTGCGCGGATATTATCAGGATCTCGCAGCGCAACGCGCAGCGGAAGCCTCACAGCGGGCGGCGGAAACCGCGCAGAGACAGGGCAGAGAAGCGGACATTAGAGCCGAAGCAGGGCAAGAAAAATTGCTTGCTGACAAATTGCACCGCACGTTCTCGGCGCTTGGCCCTAAAGCGTCACAGGAAGATTTTTTGAAAGCAGCGAGTAAATTCGAAAAATATGACCCCGAATTTACCGATTGGTTGCGAGGCCAACAATGGAATGAAGATCTTTATAACCGCCTAACTATTCCATCTGAAAAACTTGCGGAGCGCAAGATTGAAAAAGGGCCGGAAGGAACAGGTGCGTATATTGAATCTGGCATAGGCCGCGCGCCTAAATATATCTACCCCGAAGAACAGGCGCGTACTGCAGAAAAAGAAGGAACTGGACGAAATCCGCGTTCTAGCGCGCAAGGTTTAGGGCAGTTTATCGACAGCACTTTTGTAAACACTTACCGCAAGACTTTTCCTGATCAGGCTAAAGGTCTTACGGATGCGCGTATTCTTGCTCAAAGAGGCACTAAGCTTAGCGACGGAACGCCTATCGAAGTTCCTATGCTGAATACTTTTACGCAAGAAAATAAAAATGCTTTGTCGCGCGCTAATCTTGCGCCGACGCCGGGCAATACTCGGCTGGCGCATTTCTTAGGCTCTGGCGGCGCGATAAATGTGTTGAAAGCAGATCCTAATACGCCTGTAGAGCAATTAGTGTCGTCTGACGCTATCCGCGCTAATCCTGAAGTTCTAAAAGGAAAAACAGCCGGGCAAGTAGCTGCATGGGCTAATCGTCAAATGAGCGGAGTTACTGCCGGCGAGGGCGCGCCGCCGCGTTTGCAGCCGCAGCGACTAGAGCCGTTAGGATCTACTAAGCGCGAAGGTCAGGAGAGCGCGCTTAGTTTCTTGAACGCAATTGAATATGATCCCGAAACGGGAAACAGCCGACCGGCACAATTGCTGGAGGGTGTCGGCGGCGGGCGACCCACACAAGTTCTTTATGGTCTGGCTCGCGCTTTTGGTATTTCTACGCCGGGCACACGAGGCGAATCACGGTTAAGCTCCGCGCAAAAGAACGCGCTTCTCGATAAAATTGGCGGTAGTCTGGGCGGCAAAAGCTTTACAGATGAAGATCGTAAATTTGTCATGGACGCCATTGGTGGTCTGGATGATACGGCGGTCCCAGTGGGCGACCGTCTGGCGCGGTTTGATGAATCTGTCCGAATGCTGGCGCGTCGCGCTGACATTCCGTATAAACCTGCACCTCAGCTAGAGCGGCTTCAGGGTCTGGCTACGCCGGCTGGCGCGGCGGCAGAACGGCCGTCGCGCGGGCAAGCCGGTGAAACTGCCGCTCCTGTCAGCGCACCTCCGGCGGCTGTAGAATATCTTCGTGCAAACCCTAACCTAGCGTCGGCATTTGATGCTAAGTATGGGCCTGGCATGGCCGCTAAAATTCTGGGGCGCTAAATGGCTAACCCGTTCGATCAGTTCGATGGTGCTGCTAATCCGTTCGATCAGTTCGATGCGGGACCGTCTATATTTGAGCAACGCCCGGCGGCCAAACCGTTTGAATATGGTCCAGTGTCTGAAGCGCTAGGCGGCCTTATGGACATTGGCGCTATGATCGGCGCTGGCGGAACGGTCGCGGCTAAACAGATTGCCGAACGTCCTGTGCAGCCGCTGGTCGATGTGGCGCGCGGCGCAGTCGTATTACCGATGATGGCTGGTCAAGCCGCGATGGGCGACGTGCAGGCGCAGCAACAGTTGCGCGGCTTGCCGGCGGACATTTTTCAAAACTATGCGCAAGCCTACGGTTCACCTAAAGCGGCGTTTATGACGGCCGCTACTGAACCAGGGCGCTTTGCTACGGACATTATGGGCTTACCGGCGGTCGGTGGTATTGTCGGCGCTGGCGCGAGAGCCGCTGGCGAAGGCGCTCTCGGCGCTACCCGCGCCGGGCTTAATCGTTTGCTACCTATTACCCGCGATGAAGCGGCTGTTCAGAATAGACTCGCGGCTTTGACTGGCCCCGCAGCGCCGACTGAGATCCGTGCCGCCTATGAGCAGGGTGTTCAAATTCCTCGCACGCCAGGTATGCCTGCGCCGACTCTTGCGGAAGCGGCGGCGGCGGGCGGTGTCGAGTTACCTGGCTTGGCGGCGCTTGAGAAAAGCTATGCTGGCGTTGAAACACCGGAAGCCCGTGCGCTTGCCGCCAGACCGGCGCAACAGGCGGCGGCTATCCGCGATCAGTTGGCCCGCGTTGATGCGGCTATTCAAGACCGCGCCGGCGCGCTGTCGCCAGAAGAGATGGCTAACCCGCGCATTATTCGCGATGTGCCGTTACGCAATCTGGCTGAAGAACGCAAAGCGCTTGAAGTTAAACTTGGCGCACTTCAAAAGCAGCTTCCGGCGACGGATCTGTTTGAACGTGGCGTAGGCATTCAAGCGGCGGCAAAAAAAGGCGAAGAACTCGCCAGCCAGGAAGTCAGCGAAGCATTCAAAAAACCGTTTGCTGGCAAATGGGGTGCCGCAAAAGAAGATATCGCCCCTGTTGTGAAGCAAGCTGAACGCATTCTTGCGGACCCGACGGCAGAGTTTTCGCCGGCCACTGTCCCAGAATCCTTGGCCGAATCCATATCTAAATTGCGTCCACAGGCAAAAGGTGATTGGGTTTCGCTGGGTGAAGGCGCGGGATATTTTGCCGAACCTACTGAAGCCGCGCCGGTTATGGCATCATTCCGCTCAATCGGCAAACTTAACAAAGCCATAAACGCTGAATTGTCCTCCGTTTTTAGGGCTTCTCCTAACGATGTTAAGGCCAATACGCGTAAAGCGCATTTGCTTGGGCTTAAAAAAAGACTGACCGATATTGTTGAGTCCAGCGAAACTATACCCGAAGAAGCGCGTGCAGCATGGAAAGATGCTAATAAAGCTTTTGTCGATAAAATAGTAAAGCCTTACCGGACGGGCGTGTCTGGCGATTTATTTCGGACAAATATCAAGAATGAAACGGTTCTACCGCCCGATACGACTGTAGCTAAATTTTTGTCTGATGGCCGCAATGCACGGCAATTTGCGACGACCTTTGGCGATAATCCGGCGGTCATGTCGGACGTAAATGATGCTGTTCTCGCAATGGCGCGTAAAGAAGCCGTTAAAGATGGCATCGTCGACCCCAAAGCGTTAGCATCTTTTGCTGAAAAATATCGTGAGCCGTTAGATATAATAGGCTCCGATGTTAATGATATTATTGAGCAAGTTCAGCGCAATGCGGTTAGAATGCAGAAAGGTATCGCTGATCTAACCGATCAAGCGACGGCGCTCAAAAAGACGGACTGGCGAGCGCTTGTGGACAGCGCCGTAAAGTCATCGCAGGAAATGAGCTTCCTTAAAGAGCGGCTGCGTAAATCGCCGGAAGCGCTTGAGGCTCTGGCCAAAGAAGTGTCAGACCGCGTGCTTACCAATGTCAACGCTGGCGAGCCTAAAGCCGCGCTTGAGATGCTGGACAGCCAGCGCCGGGCTATCATTGGCGCAGTCGGTAAAGAACAATACGACGCGTTGCGTGAACTGGCGACGGATCAGTTGCGGCTCAAAGAAGTTGAAAAGATTGCGCCTAAAACAGACGCGCAGCTTCGTGCTGACATCAGCGGATTTACCGACGCGCAAAAGACGGATCTTAAAGTCGCCATTGATGACATCCAGCGCATGAAGCAAATGGAACGTCTGGCGGCTAAGGCACCATCCAATCTCGGCGAACAGGTTGGCGAAGAAGCCGCTTTTCAATGGTATAACCCACTGTCGTATCCCTACAATCTTATCCATGCCACGCAACGATTTCTTAAAAAACGTCAAGAATCGCGCGTGTCAGCGTTGATGGCTAAACTTATCGCGGAAGATCCAGAACGGATGCTGCGCATTCTTGAGACAGGACGGTCTAAACCGTTGTCTACAAAGGCTGCGCCAGCTAAGCCGCGCGTGCCAGCGGCATTAGGATCTGTGTCGATTTTCAACGCAATGGCTGACAGCCAAAACCGCAACGCGATGGCGAGATGATCATGGTCGAATACCAAGTTCTTTTTGACGTAGCCATTGGCGTGATTGGCGTGCTGGGCGGTTGGACGCTTAATACGGTCTGGGCGGCTGTGAAGGATCTCCAAGAGGCCGACAAAGAGCTGGCGGAAAAAGTCGGACAGATTGAAGTGCTGGTTGCCGGGCGCTATATAACGCGCGAAGAGTTTAACCTGACGCTTAACCAAGTGTTTGAACGTCTTGATAAAATTCGTGACATGCTCAGCACAAAGGCTGACCGATGAACTTCCAGATATTCTTCGACGATGTGCGTAACAGCCTATTCGGCGGCAAGCTGTCGCAGGGCCAAGTCGAAGGCATGGAAAAGATCATCAACTATTCGACCGTCAGTCTCGACCAGTTGGCGTATGTCCTCGCGACCGTCAAATGGGAAACGGCGCACACGATGCAGCCAATTAAAGAATACGGCTCGACGGCTTATCTCAAGTCTAAGCCTTACTGGCCCTATTACGGCAGAGGGCTTGTCCAGCTAACCTGGAAAGACAATTACGCTAAATACGGTTTGGACAAGACGCCGGACAAGGCGCTGGAATGGGACTCGTCGCTGTTCGTGCTGTTTGATGGCATGACCAAGGGGCTGTTCACAGGCAAGAAACTAGACGACTACATTAACGACAATAAGCGCGACTACATCAACGCGCGGCGGATCATTAACGGGACTGATCGCGCCAAAGAGATAGCGCAGATTGCGGACGCCTATCGCACCGCCCTTATCGCTGCGCAAGATCCCGTTGCTCCCCCTGCCGACGATGATCTCCAAGCCCGCTTCGATCAGATGCTTGCCGTTTCCCTGACAAGCAACCCCCAGATTCAGGACTTGGTTCGGCAACTTTGCAGAAGGAAATAAAATGATCAACAACCCCTACACGACCTTCAGCGGCATTCTCGCTCTTCTGACCGTGCTGTGGCACGCGTATCAGACCAAGACCGTTAACTGGGATGATCTACAGACGGCGCTTGTCGGTCTGGGTCTTGTCGCCGCTAAAGACTGGAACGTCACAGGCGGTTCTAAGATTCAAGATTGAAAGAGGCAGGCCGAAGTTGCCAAACCTAAGACCGTCGAAGAGACTGCTGCTGATCTTGACGCTGGCAAGTTCTAGCGGTTGTCAGTCTGTGAGCGGGGGCGCATGTCCCCCGCTCGTCAATTACTCAGCGGAACGCCAAACCAGAGCCGCCAAGGAATTACGTTCACTCCCCAAGGGCAGCGAGTTGGCCAACATGGTCGTGGACTACGGCAAGCTCCGCAGCGCGTGTCGGCTTTAAGGCTTTGGCCGGCTTACGGTCAGCCTTCTTCTGATAGTCGATGAATTCTGTGCCGGCTTTGGTAGCGGTGTAATCCGCCGCAAACGTCGCTGCGAACAGTTCATAGTTCACCGCGTCAATGTGGCTGTCCATGTGATCGGGTGACGCGAAAGCGCGTGCGTTCTTAACGCAAGCAAGGATGATAGCGATTTCGTAAGGGTGAAAATCACGCCCCAGACGCAAGCTGGCAAGATCCGCCGCGAGCTGGAAATTGTTTTCAATGCCGCCGTAACCTTCACCGCGCTGGTCGATGATGGCGCTGGCGTCTTTAAGCAGTTCTTGAGGTGTCATCGTTTATGATCTCCATAATGGCCGCCCTTTCTCTCAACATTCTCAGCACTGTGAAGCGCTGATGCAGTCGCACTAGGATCGTAGAGCGCCGGGCGTGACGCATCTCTTCCTCCAGAAGATCTTTCACTTCTGTCTCGGTAAGATCAGCTAACTGATCGTTAAGGGTTTTCCACGTTAAGTTCTGCAAGGGCGATTTCCGCTAAAGATTTCTTGTCTTGTAAACTAGACAAGATCCTTTCGTCAATAGTTTTATTACACATGATGATGTAGCACCACACATCGCGCGTTTGTCCGCTGCGATGCAGACGGCCGACCGTTTGTTCGAACAGCTCCAGCGACCACGGTAGCGAGATAAAGACGATCTTGTTACCGCCGAACTGAAGGTTCAACCCATGACCAGCGCTCTTGGGATGGATTGCCAGCAATTCGATTTTGCCAGCGTTCCAGCGCTCTATGGCGTCAGGCTCATCAATCGTTGCGACGTTGAACTCGCGTTGCAGCTCGGCTAGTTCTTCTTTGTAATTGTAGACGATGATGGTGTTGTCGCGTTGGTTTTCGTCGATGATGTCTCGGAGAGATTCAAACTTTTGGCGTCCAAACCACTTAGCAACGCCTTGGCTATCATAAGCGAAGCCGGACGTAAGCTGCTGAAGTTTGTTTGTGACAGCAGCCGCTGTTGGAGCCGTGATCTCTTCATGCACATATTCCCTCTTCATGTTTTCATACGGCTCGCGGTCGTCGAGATCGCAGCGCATTTGCACGACGTGGAGCGGCGGCAGCTTGTCCTTATACTCGCCAGGCTCTAGCACATAAGTCGCCGGCTTGATCGCCTCCATGACCTTTGGCAGCGCTTGCGGCAGCGGCTCCCACTGGCCAAAGTCGCGGTTCACGCAATAGAAGTATTGCTGTAGGAACGCGCCCTTGCTGCGTCCTAGCAGCGTCTGGTCGACGACTTTGCACTGGCCGAACACGTCTTCTAAACCGTTTGACGTGAACGATCCCGTCAAACCCCAGCGGATCTTGAACTGGTCGAGGATTTTAAGAAGATGCTTGAATCGCTTGCCGGACGGGTTTTTCAGCCGCGTCAACTCGTCGAAGATAATGCCGCCGAAGCCGGTCGGGTTGATGGAGGGGATGTTGTCGTAGTTGGTTACAACAATGTCGGCGTCGGATTTGAACGCTTTCTTACGTTGCGCGGGCGTGCCGACTGCGACGGCGATGTTAAATTCAGGAGCCCATTTGCGCCCCTCGACCGGCCACACATCGGTGCAAACGCGCTTCGGCGCTAACACAAGCCAGCGGTCGCAATGACCATGAATAATCATTTCGGTCATTGCGGTTAATGTAATCGCTGTCTTGCCCGCGCCGACTGGCGCGAGGATCATGGCCCGGTCACGACTGAAAAGGAAATCGGCGGCGTCGTGCTGGTATGGTCGGAGATCCATTTGTCAACTTCTTCTTTAGACCAGAGACAATCGTAGTTCTGACTGAGCGTCATCATCTCGATTGCAAATCGTCGCTGTAATTCGCTGAGTTTGCCGCCGGGGCGCTTCAGTTCTATGAAGTGCGTCGTGCCGTCAGGTAAACAGACCACGCGGTCGCTGACGCCGCGGTTCGACGGCGATACGAACTTATAGGCTCGACCGCCGACCTGAGCGACGCGGCGCATGAAATATTTTTCGATGTCTTTCTCTAGCATAAAAAGTCTCTTGACATATCCGTAAAGAAAAGTCTAGTGTTGAATCACTGAAAGGTAAGGTGAAATCCAATGAGCCAAAGAGATAGCGGTTACGCCCGCGTGGCGTTTGATCAATATGAAACGCCGGAATGGGTCACTGAAGCCCTCATTCCTTATCTTCCTAAGAAAGCTGTAATCTGGGAACCGGCTTGCGGTTCTGGAAAAATGTCCAAAGCGCTTGGCGCGTATCACTCTACGGACATTCAAGCCGGCGAAGACTTTTTTACGCAAGAACGGCCGTTTAGGGTTAACGCCATCATAACTAATCCGCCGTATTCTGTAGCTACTGAATTTATTGAGCGGGCGTTGAAATTGACCCGCGAAAACGGCGGTCTAGTCGCCATGCTATTGCGAACTGACTTTGACCATGCCAAATCACGCCGTCATTTATTTGCGGAGAACATAGCGTTTACGCGCAAGATCGTGTTGACAAAACGCATACAGTGGTTTGAGGACAGCAAATCATCGCCGTCGTTTAATCACGCTTGGTTTATGTGGGACTGGTCTAACTTAACGCCGCCCGTGCTTTCGTATCACTTTGAGGACTAATCGTGGCCCATAGCAACATCGTCGGCGGCTCGTCCGCCAAGCGTCTTATTAAATGCCCTGGCTCTCGTAAGTTAGTGGCGGAACTGCCCCCTAAACCGACAAGCAGCTACGCGGAAGAAGGCTCGCGTCTGCACGACGCCATGCACATGATCTTGTCGCATGGCGCAAAGGTTGAAGATTATCCTGATAATGAGAAGTTAATCCTTGCACTTGACGCGCTTAACGAGATCGACCCTAATAACGAGCTTGAGTTTGTTACGGAGGTGCAAGTCCATTTTAACGACTTTCTTGCCGGAGTTTACGGTTCTTGCGATCTCGCTGGCCGTATTCGCAATCGTGCGATAGTCCTCGACTGGAAGTTCGGGGATGGCGTTGCGGTAGACGCCGAAGAAAATGAACAGCTTATGTTCTACGCCGCCGCCGGTATGCGAACGGAAGCGCTGCGCTGGGTGTTTGAAGGCATTGACGAGATCGAACTGATTATCGTGCAGCCGCCGTATGTAAAGCGTTGGCTTACGACGCCCGGCCGCATCAAGGCGTTCGAGCGCACGCTGTATGATGCTGTGCAGCAATCTTTCAAGCCCGACGCGCCGTTTGCCGCTGGCGATCATTGCCGTTGGTGTTCGGCTAAGCCTGTCTGCCCCTTGCTTACAGGTAAACTTGAGCGCGCCGTTGCGACTAAAGTGAAGGCGATTGACCCGGAGAAAATGCAACATGCTTTGGCGATGGCGATACTTGCGGAAGAATGGGCTAAAGGCGTTCGTGAACTGGCCCAAACAATGCTGGAAAACAACGCGCCAATCGACGGATGGAAGCTCGTGCCCAAACGGGCCACTCGCCAATGGGCTGATCCTGTTACGGCGGAAGCGACTTTTAATGAAATGGGATTGGGTTTCACGGAGTTCATGGAATTAAAATCGCCGGCACAAATCGAAAAGGCGCTTAAAAAGCGTCATATTGCGATGCCGGAAGGTTTTACCGTTTCCATGTCAACAGGTAACACGATAGCGCCGGAGAGCGATCCCCGTCCTGCCGTGCTTACAATAGGCAAGGACATCCGTTCTGCCTTCTCTAAGCTAAAGGTCTAGTCATGTCTAATATTGTGAAGTTCGGCAACGCCAATCTCCCCACCGCTGCGTCTCTGGCTGAGTCGCTGCGTAAACTCGATACTGACGCTGGCGTCGGTTCGGTCATTCTGAAAATGGATAAGACTGGCCATTGGGTTTACGGCGCGGATCAGACTGAGATCGACAAAGATGGACGCTGGGCGGTTAATCCGTTCTCGTTTGTCCACGGTTTCATCGCTTGGGGTGAAGGCGAAGTTCTTGGCGAGAAGATGGTGTCCATTACGGAGCCGCTTCCCGAACTGGACGTGCCCCCGCCTGGCGCTAAGCGTGGATGGGAGCCGCAGGTCGGCATGAGCGTCAAGTGCCTCGATGGTGAGGATGCTGGCACAGAAGCCCGCTACACGGTTACGTCCGTTGGCGGTAAGCGCGCTATGCACCAGCTTGCCATGAAGGTTGCCGATCAGGTCGAGAAGAATCAGGACGCGCCGGTGGCCGTCGTGAAACTCGGCTCGGAATATTATCAGCATAAGTCCTACGGTCGCGTCTA